CGCAAAGCCTGTTGATATCCTCTTCTGGTCGAAGAGGGCTAGTGTTCCACATACCTTCTTAGGAGAAGGACATGGATATGACTTTAAGTCAAACACTAGGGGATCAGACATGTGTTAAGCTGAGGATGCTAGGTTGGCCAAGGGGAGTTGCTCTCCAACTGGTCAATAAGCTCACGAAGCAGATCTCGTGCGAGGGTCCTGAGAGCGTGGTTTCCAGGCTCAAAAGACTTAAGCAGGCTGCGATCAACAAGGTAGCAGGTCAGCTCAAATCGAAAGATTTGGACTGGATTAGCCATGACAGTAACCTGGTTCCGAAAGGAATCTGGAGACCTGTTTGGTTGCTACTTGAAGGATCACGGTACCGAGATAAGCGGCGTGCCCTCAACACACTGATGGTATACGCTAGCCTACAGTTACCTAAGCGAGCGAGTCCTACAGTGACACAAGAGCGAAAGTTCTTGGGTTCTGTCGTGCATCCAGAGAATTCCCTGGCTGCCCGTGCAAAAGGCGTTAAATCGTTCGTAACCTCATACGGCTTCCAAGCCGCCTGCGATCACATCAAAGGAGTCCTACATACTGGTGGGTGGTCCCCACGTTTAGGGGATCCACCATCGATATGGGAGTATATAGGTCAGAGGAAAGGCACGGAAAAGAAAGAAGTGCAGAAGGCGGAAACGCAAGTGTACAACTTTCTTTACGATCAACTTCCATTTCATGCGTTTCCTTGTGTCCAAAAGACACTTGGAGAGACTTGGGATGATTACCGTCATACGGTACATCCCATGCATGGTGGAGATCGCGATTGGCGCAAGTCAGTCGATACCGACCTCCCTATTGGGGTAATAGGTTCTTCACAAGAACCGGGGTTGAAACTACGTGCGTTCGCGTCACCATCGCTGGTGATACAGAGCGCCTTAGAGCCCTTGAAGGTTAACCTACTTAGAGCCCTGGGCCTCCTGCCATGGGATAACACTCATGATCAGGAAAAGGGTGTAAGGACGTGCCAGGCGTGGTTGAATCAGGGAAAGACCGTCTTTTCGGTTGATCTCTCTGATGCCACTAACAACCTTCCTCTAGATATACAACTTGCGATTCTTCGTAAGTTAGGTATCGAGGCTCAGTACATCGAGCTTATGAGAATGGTTGCCCGCTCGCCGTTTACGGTTATGTGGGATAGAACTAAGGAAGTCGCATGGAACGTTGGACAACCCCTTGGGGCTGGTCCATCCTTCATGATGATGACCTTAATTCAGTCTGTACTACTCCTATGGGCTGAGATTACTACTGGGAGGTTTTCCAGTAGTCTTGGAAGCTCTTTTCTGACGCTTGGCGATGATGTCGTCATAAATGACAGAGAGGTACATGAGGAGTATCGAAAATGGCTTGTCAAACTTGACATTCCAATTTCGGCTTCAAAGTGTCTCGAGTCATCCGTGATGGCAGAGTTTGCTGGGAAGATGATCACCAGAGATGGGATTTTCCACGGGTACAAGTACTCCTCGGTCTCTGACCGTAGCTTCCTTGATGTGGTAAGGTCTATTGGTAAAAGCGCAATATCTCGTAGGCTCCTATCCAAAGAGCAATATGAGTATTGTCGCCTAGTCCAAGAGATCCCAGAACCTTGGGGATTGGGGTTTAATCCGAAAGGACGACCCCTTGAGGAACGATACTACGAGTACCTATCTCTAGCCGAAAAGCTAGAAGCAAGGAAGAAGCGTAGACCGGACGTTCGAGTCGAATCGTTGCTGAACCGTGTAGTTTATGCACGGAAACATCCCTTAACTCGATATTATCGAGCATACGCGGAACGTGCCGCGTATGATGAGATGGTCGCCTCATCACCTGTATCTTCGGATCAGATTATGGGGAAGATTGCTCCAACGAAACGACGGGTTCTGGAGAGGATCGACGATGGTGATCCACGCGAAAACCCAATAGCTGATAAGCTCAAGTATGCTGAGTGGCTGAAGAAAGCCATTCAGTCTATCAATGAGTATCAGGGCGCAAGCTTTGATAATCAGTCTAGTGAGTCCCTTCCTTTCCAAGGGGAGGTGGTTAACGTGCACTATCGGGATTCCGAACTGGACGAGGATGTGGCTTGTAGCTACAAAGTCGAACCATGAACGACCCCCTTGGATCGTATAGTTAACACGATCCAGAAGTTCTTCCCGCAAGGGAAGCTTGGACAGCAACCGGTTATATGTACCGGAAAGGTATATTTCGTGAGAAATA